TTCTTTGTAGCCTCTGCGTTTGTTTTTCTTGCCTTTGAGAGGTGGTTTTGTAGTTTTAAATTTTGCTAGTTTCTTGCCTACGTACTTTTGCCCAGTTTTTAGATTGGTTATGAGATATACAAAGCCTTCATACTCGTCTGGTATTTGATCTATTACTTTGCCTTCATAAGTCCACTGCATGAACTTACTTATTATGTGCCTTTTTTCTCTGCCTCTTTTTTGGCTATATAGTCTTCGTGTATTTCGTCCATACGTTCTTTTGCTAATTCACGAATTTTACGTAACCATCGTCTACTAGACTGATGAGTTCTATGACTTTTTCGCGATTCATATGCTTCATTTGCCTTAAAATATTCCATATAGGCTTTAGTTAATTTGTCATGTGTGTCATCATCTATCATTCTACAACTTCTACATCATTTTCATATGATGTAAATCCGTTTTCTTTTATAACTTTAAGAATAGTGTTTACTCTGCCTACTAATTCATCTTTGTGTGAAATTAAGAAAATGTTCTTTTCACGTTCTCGTGCAATTTTCTTAAGAACACTTAATGCTCCTTCAACACCAGCAGTATCCATACCACTGTCAATCAACTCGTCAATAAACAACAAGTTGATATTTTGATACAGGCTTTCCCAAACATCACGGAATGCAAAACTCAAACCTAGTATAAGTCTATTACGTTCACCTCGCGATAAGTTATCAAAGTCTAAATCTTGGCCTAGTTGTGTAATTTCAACACTTAGGTCATTTTGGAACACAACTTGATGCGGCAATCCTAGTTTATCAAGATAATAAGTTAGCCTGTTGTTTAAGTATGCTAGATTTTGTTCAATAATTTTCTTACGAATAAAACTATCTTTATTTGTAAGTAGTTTCAATAAGAACTCTTGGTGATCTTTAAGATTAGTGAGCTCATTAACCGGAGTCCAGTCAATATCTTGTATAGCACTATTTTTAAGTTCGTCAATCTGTGCTTGATAAGGATCAGATTCTTCTTTCTTTGAAGACCATGCTTGTTTTAAGTTGTCAACATTATTTCTATGCTCATATGCTTCTTTAGCAGTTTCATAGAATGTATTAGGCCTTCCGTTAATGTCGCCTATTTCACTTATTGCTTCAATTACTTCAGTTAGTTTTCCACTAACGTCTGTTTGATATGCAATACTTTCTTCTAACTCTTTTGCTTTGACTTCTAAAATTTCTTGTTTTTTGTCTGCATGTAGTGCTTGTCCACACGTATAACACATAGCATCTTCGAGATCTAAGACGTCTTTTTCAATCTTTTTAACACGTTTGTCGGCTTGTAATAGTGCTGAGTCGAGTGTGCTTTTTTCTTTATTAAGAGCCGTTATTGCAGCATTTAATTCGTTCCAGTTTTGAAGTTTTTCATGCGAGTCTAGTTCTATTTCGATATCTAAATGCTCTAATTCATCAATGCCCTCTTTTAATTTAATAATATCAGCACTGCGTTTTGCAAGCCACGCTTTTTGATTACTTTCTAAACTTGTGATTGTAGTTTCAATTTTACTATTTGCACTTTGTATAGCTTCTATTTTAAGTGTTTCTTGTGTAATAGATTCTTTCGTTTGGCGTACTTGTTCTTTAAGTGTTTCTGCCTTTTCGGAAAGAATAGTTATACCTAATAGTTGTTCAATGATAGCACGTTGATCATTCTGACGCATTGCTAAGAACGGTTCAGAATATGTATTAAGTGCTACAATATGTTTGAACATATCATGAGACATGCCTAACAAGTTATTTAAATATTCTTGTGTTTTGCGACTGTCGCCTTGTGACTCGTCCTCTTCTTGTTCTTGTTCGTTAATATAAAACTTGAAAAAGGTAGGCGACCTTCCACGTTCAATGCGGTATTCAACACCGTCTTTTTCAAAGTCGAGAGAGACAACCATGCCTTTTGAATTGGTTTTGTTGATAAGATTGTTACGTTTAATATTTGTTAATGCTTGGCCGTATAATGCATAACTTAGTGCGTTAATAATAGTTGTTTTACCAGTGCCGTTACGTGAGCCACTGTCATCACCACCTTGGTCTAGGTTTTCTCCTAAAACTAACGTCAACTTTTCTCTGTTAAAATCTACAGCCTGGGTTTGATTGCCCACACTCATAAAGTTTTTTACTGTAAGGTCTTTAATTTTAATCATTTATAGCTCGTGATATATGTCTAATAACAGTTTCTTATTAAAGTTATCGCTATCAATAGCGGTAATTTCTTTAGATACAATTTCATCAACGCTTTCAAACGCTGAAATGTCTAAGTCGGTAGTAATCTCTTCAATTTGTTTTTGCGGAATTAGTGTAATTTCTCGACAGTTGTGTGTACTAATGTAAGTTTCTTTGATAAATTGTGCTTCTTCATAACTAATAGGAACATCAATAGTAACACGCAGATACATTTTAGGTTTAATAATATCTGCATCTGGATCTAATAACTTGCTTAGTGTAGTTGTACGATATTTAGGACAGTTCCACCAGTTAATGTATTCTGGTTCTTTACCATTTTCTTTATCAAGTATCATCATGCCACGTTCATCGTCCCATGCATCTGCATAGTTGTGCGGAAATGCATTACCGATGTAATGAATCTTGCCTTGTACTTGACGTTTATGGAAGTGTCCTGAGAACACATAGTCTTGATTTACAAAATGTTGGGCTCGTAAGTCGCCGTGATCTGGCATTTGTACCATAGCGTTCATATAGAAACTTGGAAGTTCAAAGTGACCAAACATGTATTTGGCTTTAATCTTCTCAATCTTCTTCCATTCATCGCCTACTAGCCATGGGACTAGAGCAACATCATCTTCTTCGTAGATTTCGTCTATAAGTGTAATACCATCAATATGTTTACCGAAGATAGTCGAGCTTACATCACGCTTGTCTTTATAGTACAAGTCGTGGTTGCCGACAAACATGTAAAACTTATCAAACGCCTTTCCTAACTTTTCTAAACTACGAATAGTAGCATCCATAGTCGTAAGGTTAAGACTGTTCCTATTATGGTGCCAGTCGCCGCAGAAGATACCGGTTTCGCAACCGTTTTCTTTTGCTTGTTCGATAAACCAATCTACAAATTCTTCACAGTCGTCGTTGTGTACACGACTATTGCCTTTTAGTCCAAAGTGTATGTCTGTAAAGACTGCTGCTTTTTTGAACAAAATTTATTCTCCATACTAATCATTAATATAATACTATCATTTCAAATGAAAGTCAATTAGTTTTGGTTAGCTTTTTCTTCTTTTTCGCGTTTCATGGCTGCTTCCCATTCAGCGTTGTGTTGTCTGGTATAACTTGGATTCATATCATTCATTTCAAGGATGTCATCTCGTATGTTTTGATTACGTTTTTCAAGATTGATAACACGTACAAATGAGTTAGTGACTGCTGCTGTGTAGTATGCAAACGGATTGTTAGATTTGCTCTCGTCAAACTGCAAACCAATCTGTGCAAGCTGGAGTATTGCTTGTCCACGCATTTCGTCATTGTAGGTATATCCTCTTACGTTGCCTCTTGTGGCATAGCGTTCGCACAATTTCATCCACATAAGTGCAAGTTTGTCTGTTGCTTTTGCATGTTTTTGACTAAAATATCCGTTTTCCATGCCGCCGACCCAGTGACTTTTACCTACAAGTACAAGCTCGTCTTTTTCATTAAATTTATAATGCTGAAAGGGCGGAAAGTTTAGTTTTACTTTTGTATCTGCAACGGTCTTTGGATTCTTTTTACGACCTGGCTCTTCTGGAATGTGGTCAAACGTCATAATACGAAAGATTAGTTCATCCTTTTGTATTTTACGATAATCAATTTCGCACTCAGCAAGTTTAACTTTTTCACCTGCTAGTTTACGTGCTTCAAAATCTTGTTGTTGTAGACGTTTTGCTTTATTTCTTTTTGCTTCTGCAATAGTTCTAATGTTAATTTTTTCAATATCAGGTAAAATTATATCATATTGTGCGTATTCTGGATCTACAAAGCTCGAAAATCTGCTTTTTGATTTGTGTATCTCCTTTAATAAATCTTTATTGTTTAGATAATTTTGTTTTCTCATGAAAATCTCCAAGTTAAGCTACTATTATAATATACGCACTTAAAAAAGTCAACTAAATAATGTATATAGGAGAATAATATGGCCTTCAATTTAAAGCAAGTAGTAACCTCTAATGTTAACAGCATAAAAAACGACATCCAGCAAACTGGAAATCGTTTAGCAGCTCAAGCAAAAAATCAACTATTTGATACATTAGATCCTACTGGCATTTTTAGAGGAATATTAGGTATGGTTGATTCTCAACCACCTGATAGAACTATTTCAAATGCTACTGTTGCAAGTGCAGCAAATGACTGGCGTGTTAGGCTAAGTCTTCCTGCTACTCTAGGACAGAGTGAAGTTCTAAAACCTCTTGAACTTACTGGCGGATTAGTATTTCCATATACTCCTACGATATTAATTCAACATACAGCTAATTATGATTCAATGGCGCCTATACATAGTAATTATCCCTTTAACATATATCAGAACAGCCAAATTGAAGATATAGTTATTACAGGAGACTTCTTTGTCGAAAACGCTAAAGATGCTCAATATTGGACAGCGATGGTACATTACTTAAGAGCAATAACTAAAATGGCATATGGACAAAGTACAGAAGCTGGTGCTCCGCCACCCCTTGTAAAATTAAACGGATATGGAGATTTTGTTTTTCCTGATGTTCCGGTAGTAGTTAAAAACTTTACAGTTGATATGCCTGCAGACGTTGATTATGTTAAAACACAAATAACAGGAGAAATAACTCCGGACACAACAATACCTGAACTAAAAGGGAAAGTTGGGTGGGCTCCAACACAAAGCCAAGTTTCGGTAACTGTATCACCAACATACTCAAGAGCAAAAGTTTCGCAATTTAATTTACAAACCTTTGTTCAAGGTGGATACTTAGGTAGCAAAGGAAATGGCGGAGGATTCATCTAATGGCAAAATATACGTCAACAAGTCCTTATGGTAACACTAGGGTAGTTAATAAGCAATACTTGGACACATTAGCAATCAGGTCTGTGCCTGCAAGTGATGACGATGTGTTATATAAAGTACAGCCACAGTTTAATCATAGACCAGATCTTTTAGCTTATTCTGTGTACGGAACTCCCAAGTTATGGTGGGTCTTTGCACAAAGAAATATGGATGTAATTAAAGATCCTGTTTTTGATTTAGAAACAGGAATAGAAATTTATTTGCCAAAGGCAGATGATTTGCAAAAATTTTTAGGATATTAAGTAGATGCCAGATCCAGCAGATACCGCAGCAGGTTCAAGTTCTTCGTCAAATGTAACAGTTCAATCTGGAAATGCTTCTGTTGGTAGCGGCGCGGGAGATAATGCTGCGGCACAAAATACTTCCAATGCTAGACAAACTCCCCCTAAGCTATTATATTCTGTAAACAAACAACCTAATGAATTAAGAGGGTATGCAACATTTAATTCTATTGTTACGCTATCCTGTTTAACACCTAGTGAAATTAATTTTCCAGATCAGTCGTATAGAAGATCACCACCATCTGTAACTGTTTTAAGATCAGGTGGTGGTGCAGGCAATAAAGCAAGAACAGCATATGAAACAGCTGATGCACAAATTGAATATTTTATCGATAATATTGAAATTGATTCAGTTATAGTTCCAACTAATAAAACACGAACAAGTAATGCAAATGTTATTAGTTTTGAAGTACACGAGCCTTACAGTATGGGATTATTTTTGCAAACCTTGCAAGTTGCAGCAAGAAATGCAGGCCATGCGAACTACAATAGGGCACCATATATGCTTTCTATAGAATTTATAGGCTATGACGATAAAGGAAATCCGGTTCCTAATAGTAAAACAGTAAGACACCTTCCTATTAAAATTAGTAATGTTGAATTTGATGTAACTGCCGGAGGATCTAGATACACTGTAAAAGCATATGCATGGAATGAACAAGCACAAAGTAATACAGTGCAAACTGTTAACGTAGAAACTAAAATTACTGGAAACAATCTTGTAGAACTTTTGCAAAAAGGACCAGATAGTTTAACAGGCATCATAAACAAACGTAATAGAGAAAGAGCCGAAAAAAATGAATCATTTACTAAAGACGAATATATAATTATTTTTCCGACTGAATTAGTATCTGGTTTAGGACTTGCGAATGTTGCTTCCGGCGGACAAGAAAGTGGAGCAACAGCAACACCTGAAGAAATTTATACACGGATTACAGGAATTCCGTCAAGCGAAGCAGATCCTGAAGAAATAGAAAGAGTTAATGAAGTAGCTGCTCCGTATATAAATTTACAAGCATCAGATAATAATATCTCTGCCGCAGTGCGAGCATTAGTTGCAGATGACGCCACAATAAATTCGATAGGAAAAGCAAATGTTGCTAGGTCTATGGCGGAAGGTGGAAGTGTTCCGTTTGGTGTTCCTGCGTTTACGCAGAAAGAAAATGATGACGGAACAATATTCTTTGATAACGGTAGAATACAAATATCAAATGAATTTAGAACATTTCAATTTCCTCAAGGAACAAACATTGAAAAAATTATTGAAGAACTAGTAATTCTAAGTACATACGGTCAGCAAGCAGCAACTCAAAGAGAAGAGGATAATAATGGTAATATTCCTTGGTTTAGAGTACAAACACAATGTTATATTGTTCCTGATGCAGAGATGCTGCGAAAAACAGGTGAAAATCCTAAGGTATATGTTTACATGATTGTTCCTTATTCTGTACATAGTTCGGTATTTCAAAGCCCAACAAGACCTAGTGTTGGTGTAGAAGAAAGAAAACTTGTAGCAGCTAAAGAATACAATTATATCTATACAGGTCAAAACGAAGATATTATAGATTTTGAAATAACAATTAATAATGCTTTTTATAGCTCAATTGCTCCAGATGGAGGATTGGCAAATGCCAGTGTAGTACAACAACAAAATTCAGGAACAAACGAGTCTGGACAAAACAGTGGTTATGTTGCAAACGAAGGTGCTGATGCAACCTCCGTACCGTCAGGAACTAATGCTGCAAGAGAATCAAACGAAGCAAACGGTTCTGCACAAGAAGGCGGCGCCGACTATTCAAATACGGCAATACAAGTTGCAAGACAGTTTAATGAAGCAATCGTTAACAGTGATGTAGATTTATTAAGTATGGAATTAACAATTTTAGGTGATCCGTATTATATTGCAGACAGTGGTGTAGGAAACTACAGTAGCCCAAGTGCAGGTAGCGGAACAACAGAAGACGGAACTATAGATCACCAACGAGGAGAAGTTGATATTGTATTGAATTTTAGAACACCTATAGATTATAGTCAATCAAAAGGAACAATGATATTTCCAGGAGATACTGTTCCTGTGAAAGCATTTAGTGGTTTATACAGGGTTAACCTTGTAAAAAATAGAATTGAAGGAAATAAATTTTCTCAAATATTGTCTGTCGTTAGAAGACCAAATCAAGAAGCAGAAGTAGGCCAACCTGGAACAGCAGGTGATGGCAGCGCATTACAATCTGCACCTAAACAAGATACTTCGTTAGGCGACGGTAGATCGGGTGTAATAGCAACATGAGTACAGAGAATCGTCCAGCAAATCCAAAAAGCGTTAGAAATCCAGGTCCGTATGAAGCGATTGTGGTTTCTCAACTTGATCCTAAGTACATGGGTACTTTACAAGTAGAATTATTAAAGCATACAACATCAGGTAACCAAGCTGAAAGATCCGGACAAATTGTCACAGTAAAATACTTGTCTCCCTTCTATGGTACAACTCCATTAAATGCAGTACTAGATAATGATAATTTTCAGTCTACACAAAAAAGTTACGGAATGTGGTTTATACCACCAGATGTTGGCACTACAGTTTTAGTAATGTTTGCTGAAGGAAATATTAGTAAAGGATATTGGATTGGGTGTGTTCCGCCTGCTTATATGAATTGGATGACTCCTGATCCGTGGGCAGGAACTGAATATAACAATCAAGACAATACGAAAAAATTACCTGTAGGAGAATTTAACAAACGTCAACAAACAGGCGCAGGCAATGACCCTACAAAATATATTAAGCCTGTTAACACAGACTTTTATACTATTTTAGGTAGGCAAGGCACACTATATGATAATGTGCGAGGACCTGGAACTTCGTCATCTAGAAGAGAAGTACCGTCGAGTGTTTTTGGTATTAGCACTCCTGGACCAAAAGATAAGCGACCAGGAGCACCGAGGGCTGCCGTAGGACCTACAGAACAGCGAGCTCAGGTATATGCAAGTAGACTTGGAGGGAGTAGTTTAGTATTCGACGACGGTGACGAAACAAAACTGAGAAAAAGTTATGCAGGTCAAGGCAGGAAAGAATATGCAGATATTACAAATGAAGAAACTGGCGGTATCCCTCAACTTCCTGCAGATGAGTTAGTACGTTTAAGAACCCGTACCGGACACCAAATATTATTACATAATAGTGAAGATTTAATTTACATTGCCAATGCACAAGGAAGTGCTTGGATAGAATTAACATCTAACGGAAAGATTGATATCTATGCACAAGATAGTATTAGTATTAGATCACAAAATGACTTAAACATAAGCACAGATAGAGATATTAATATGTCAGCAGGACGTGATATTAATATGAATGCTGTTAGAAATTATAAATTAACAGTTGGACAAAATAGTGATGTTAAAGTTGGTACCGATCATAAAATGGATGTTGGCGCAAATGAAGATCACTATGTTGGTGCAGATCAAAAAATATACATTGGTGCAAAAGGAGATAAGATAGTTGCTGGAAAACATTCATTAACAAATCAAGGCCCGTATGATGTTAACACTGCTGGAGACTATAGACATACACAAACTAATTTAGAAATTTTAAGTAGCGGATATAATTACTTTACTTCAGGTAGAGAAACAGATATTGCCGCTGGTGGCGATATTGTAGCAACTGGTACTAATATACATTTGAACGGGCCAGCAGCTGATTCTGCATCTGAAGCAGATACTGCTGCGCAAGCTGCTGTCGCAGCATCTGCGCTTTGGCCAGTACGTGTGCCGGTGCACGAACCGTGGTTAGGACATGAACATCTAGATCCGTTAACTTTTGTTCCGAGTAAAACACAAGCAAGTTCAAGTCCAAGTCCTGCATTAAGGGAAACAACACCGTTAATTAATACAGATAGCGATGCAGGACCAGTTAACGAATCGAACGCTGCCGCAGCCAATTCAGGAACAGTCACTGATGCTAGTGGTAATACAGTTGCAGCCCCTCAGACTGTTGTACCAGGAGAAGTTGGACCAATAGGAGATCAGCCTGCTAAACCTGTTCCTGTTACAGACTTGCAACAATATTTCTTAAGTGAACTTATTAAAGGTGTAGGCTTAGATCCTGCTAATGCACTTAAAACAGCAGATCCTAATAGACTTGCTCCTGGCGAAACTCCGGGTAATGCAGAAGCACTTGGTATGGCTATGGCACAACCGATGGCAGAATGTGGATTTAAACCGAGAAGTGAAAACTTAAATTATAGTGCTTCAAGATTACGTGCAGTGTTTCCTAGTCGTGTTAAAACTGATGCTTTTGCACAAGAACTTGCCGCAGCAGGTCCTGCTGCAATAGGTAATACATTATACGGAGGTAGATACGGTAACGCTCAAGATGAAGGTTATAAGTATCGTGGTAGAGGGTTAATACAGTTAACCTTTAAAGATAATTATAGAAGATATGGCGGATTAGGTGGTGTACCACAAGTGGTCGAAAACCCCGATTTAGCAAATGATCCAGAAGTTGCAGTAAAACTTGCTGTAGGATATATTAAGTCAAAATCAATAAGTTGGGACAGTTATGATTATGCAGCACTTGGCGAAGAATTCCGTAGAGCAATCGGATATGCTAACCAAGGCGGCGCTGAAACAAGAAATCGTATAGGATTAGGTAGAGGCTTTGCTAGTAAGATGATTACGGGAGACTTAGTACCGTTAGCAAGCATTTCACCTGAGCCTACTGGACAAGATATTGAAGCAGAAGTAGGAAACACTGATCCGGAGGATTGGCCACTACCATAAAAATGTAGGCTAAATATTGTTATGAGCACATTAGAGAAAAAGTTATACAAAGAAATCCAAATAAAATCAAATAAGAAACCTACTGAACCTGTTACTAGTAGAGCTTATAGAGGTATTTCTACGGCTAATAGCGAAAATACAAGTTTTAATTTGTATGACATTGCTCTAATTAAACAAGACATAATTAATCATTTTCACATTCGTATGGGGGAAAAATTAGAAAATCCAGAGTTTGGAACTATAATTTGGGACGTATTGTTTGAACCAATGACAGAAGGATTAAAACAGGCTATTGCTGCTAATGTTACTACAATTATTAACTATGATCCAAGAGTACAAGTTGACGAAGTAGTTGTTGATACCTACGAAAGTGGCATTATGATTGAATGTTCTTTAACATACTTGCCCTATAATATATCAGAAAATATGCGTTTTAAGTTTGACGAAGATAACAGTATCTTGGCATAAAATTATATACGCACTTTTCTAATCTTAATAAATACTGTATAATAAAGGAAAGCAAGTATGTCCTCAACAGATAGACAAAACAGATTACTATTATCAGAAGATTGGAAGCGTATCTACCAGTCATTCCGTAATGCAGATTTCCAAAGCTACGACTTTGATAATTTGCGTAGAACTATGATTAACTACCTCCGTCAAAATTATCCGGAGGACTTTAACGACTACATTGAATCCAGTGAATACCTTGCACTAATAGACCTTATTGCTTTCCTAGGTCAAAATATTAGTTTCCGTATTGACTTAAATGCTCGTGAAAATTTTCTTGAACTAGCAGAACGCCGTGAAAGTGTATTACGTTTAGCAAGATTGCTTTCCTATAATCCTAAACGTAATACAACTGCAAACGGATTGCTAAAGTTTGAAACTGTTAGCACAACAGAAGAAATTTATGATTCTAACGGTACAAACTTATCAGGACAGACTATTATATGGAATGATATTTCTAACCAAGACTGGTATGAACAATTTATTAAAGTATTAAATTCTGCATTACCGGCCAACGGTGTTTACGGAAGACCTGTAAAAACAGGAACAGTTAATGGTGTAAGCGCAGAGCAGTATAGACTTAACGCAACTAACACAGATTTGCCTATATACTCCTTTACAAAAAATGTAGATGGACAATCCTCAATCTTTGAAATTGTTAGTACTGATATTGATGGTAATTCTATTGTAGAAGAACCTCCCTTACCTGGTAACAGTTTTGCGTTTGTGTATAGAGATGACGGACAAGGTGCAGCATCTAACAACACAGGATTTTTTGCACACTTCCGTCAAGGAAGATTAGATCAAGGCGAGTTTAGTATCACTAATCCTTCAACTAATCAAGTAGTTGCTATAGATGCAATTAATGTTAATAACACAGACACTTGGCTCTATCAACTTGATTCTACAGGAAACGAAACTAATTTGTGGACTAAAGTTGAAGCTGTAGAAGGAAACAATATTGTTTATAATAGTCTGAACAAAAATATTAGAGACATATACAGTGTATTAACTCGTGTCGAAGATAGAATTAGTTTAATTTTCTCTGATGGTACATTTGGTAATTTACCCAAAGGGTCATTTAAAGTTTATTATAGAGTTAGTTCTAATAGAAGCTATGTTATAACTCCAGACGAACTAATAGGTATTACAATTACTATTCCTTACCAAACAAAATCAGGGACTAGCGAATCGTTAACAATCGGTCTTGAGCTGAAATATACAATTGATAATTCTAGTATCTCCGAAACCAACGATGAGATTAAAACTCGAGCACCTGCTACATATTATACACAAAACAGAATGGTTACTGGAGAAGATTACAATGTAGCGCCATTATCAGTTAGCCAAGAAATTGTAAAAGTTAAAAGTGTAAACAGAACTTCAAGCGGAATCAGCAGATATTATGATCTTTTAGATGCAACTGGAAAATACAGTAAAACAAATCTTTATGGTAAAGACGGAGTGATTTATACACAAACTCTAAATACAAAAGAAACATTTACTTTTACAACTAGAACAGACATTGAAGGGGTTATTAGGAATCAGATTCAAAATATTTTACAAGATTATAAAGTAAGAAATTTTTATTATGCTCAGTTTCCTAAAATATTAGTTAATGACCTAGGTGGAACTTGGAATCAAATTACAAAAGGTCAAAATATTACTACAGGTTATTTGACAGATACTGATAATACAAAGTTAAGAGTTAGTTCGTTTACAGGTTCTACACTACAATATTTGTCTCCTGGTGCAATGTTAAAATTTATTTCTCCACCGGGACAGCATTTTATGCCTGACGGAAGTTTAATGTCAGGACCTGCAAATCATCCGGGATCAACTACATATAAATGGGTTAAGGTTGTTAGTGTTAGCGGCCCAGGAATAGATGTAACTGCTGATGGATTAGGACCTATTGTTTTTAACGATATAATACCTTCAGGTGCATTGCTTTCTGAAATTAAACCAATTTTTACAACAGAATTAGAACCTCAAATTATAACACAAGTAACTGATCAAATTTTTACATATAAAACATTTGGTCTACGATATGACTTTAATACTTCTACATGGAGAGTTGTATTAGAAAATAACTTAGATGTAGTATCACAATTTAGTACTGGTAAAACTGGTGACTTAACTAATCAACAGTTAGATTCTAGCTGGTTATTGCTTTTCCAAACAGATGGCGAAACTTATACGATTACTTACAGAGGACAGCGTTATATTTTTGAAAGTGATAAAGAAATAAGATTCTATTTTGATAGCGGCGATAAAGTATTTGACCCGGCAACAAATGAAATTGTTAAAGATAGGATTTCGTTAATGTCAATTAACCAAAGTCCAGATAATCAAGGCGGATATTCTTTAACTCCGTTCACAGTTCCTTTTGTATGGGAAATTGTTAACGAATTTAGAGATAAAGAAGGATATGTCGATAGTAAAAAAATTGAAGTTGGATTTTTCGATTCAGACGACGACGGCGTAGTTGATGATCCTGAAATCTTTGATAAATTTGTTGCTTCAGGAAATGCAGATAAATGGATATTCTTAGAGCAATATATAACAGGTGACAATCTTGATGATTTTAGATATGTAAATCAGGTAGATGCAGGGATTGTAATAGTTGACACAGAAACTGTGATAACAGATAACGGTGTATCAAGCTATCCTGCAGATACAGTTTTTTATATTGTTGATAAAAACATTTTTAAGATTTACAATACAGAAACAGAAAGACTTGAGTTAGTAGTTAACTACCGTGCATATAACGGAAGAGACAATATTATATTCCAATATGTTCACAGTGCAGATGAAAGTAATAGAATTGATCCTAGTAGTTCAAATATTATTGACATTTATATGCTTACTCGACAATATGATACACAGTTTAGACAGTTCCTATCAGGTGTAACAACAACTAAACCTTTAGCACCTAGTAGTGATGCATTGTTTACAAACTTTGGTTCTGAAATAAACAAAATTAAATCAATAAGTGATGAAGTAATATATCATCCAGTTAAGTATAAAGTACTTTTTGGAAATGAATCATCTGATGATCTAAAAGCTACTTTTAAAATTGTTAAAAATACTGATAGAGTAGTTAACGATAACGAATTAAAAGCAAATGTAATTTCAGCAATTGATGAATTTTTTGCTATTGAAAACTGGGAGTTCGGAGATACATTTTACTTTTCAGAACTTAGTACTTACATTATGAATAAACTATCGCCTGATCTTGCAACGATAGTTATTGTGCCAGTGCAAACATCACTTGCATTTGGTAGTATGTTTGAAATTAAATCAGAAGCAGACGAGATTTTTATTAGTTCAGCAACAGTTGATAACATAGAAGTTATTTCATCCTTAACAGCATCTAAACTAAAAGCAGAAGGTGCAATATTTGTAGATTCTGAAACTGTTACAGGAATTACAAGCTCAAGTGGAGGTGTTAGCTACTAATGGCTTACGAAAATAATCAGAACGAATATCCATTACCAGCAGATGGAAAAAAATCTAGACAGAGCGAAACACTATTACCTCGCTATTTTAGAACTGATATAAACAAAAAGTTTTTACAATCAACACTAGATCAATTAACACAACCTGGTGTTGCTGAAAAACTAAATGGTTATTATGGTCGTATAGTTTCTAAGGCTTATAATGCTGATGATAACTATGTTGGCGATATTACACAAGAAAGACAAGACTATCAGTTTGAACCCGCAGTATTAGTTAAAGACGATCTTGAAAATGTAACATATTATAAAGATTATAATGATTATTTAAATCAATTAAAAACATTTGGTGGAAATGTAAAAAATCAAGATCTACTAAATTCACAAGAAAACTATTCTTGGAATGCAAATATAGATTGGGACAAGTTTACAAACTTTAGAGAGTATTATTGGTTACCATATGGTCCCCAAACAATTAGAATTGCTGGACAAGCAAGAGGTATTGAAAGTACTATTGGTGTTACATTAGCAAATAATTTAGACAACAGTGCTTTTGTATTTTCTACAGATGAACTTGTACAAAATCCAACATTAATATTATATCGAGGACAAAAGTATACTTTTGAAATAGACACTCTTGGTACTCCTATTAGTATAAAAACAAAAAGAACATTAGATGATTCTTTCAAATATAACGATGGAATAGATAATCAAAGTGTAGAACAAGGAAAGATTACTTTTGATGTTTCTGTTAATGCTCCTGAAATATTATATTATGTTGCTGACAACGATATTAATAATAGTGGGCTTATTCAGATAAAAGATATTGAAGAGAATACAGAAATTAATATCGAAAAAGAAATATTAGGTAAAAGAAAATACAAAACAGAATCTGGTGTTGAACTTTCTAATGGCATGAAAGTATCATTTGCAGGGTTTGTTACTCCAGAAAAATACGCTAAATCAGAATGGTATATAGAAGGTGTTGGTAGTTCTATAAAATTAATTGCCGAATCAGATTTAGAAATACCAGCAGGGTTTTCAGAAAACAAAGATATTCCTTTTGACGTAAATGCATTTGATAGATTACCTTTTGATAATGCTACAGGTTATGCATCATCAAAAGATTATATTGTAATAAATCGTTCTAGTGCAGATAGAAATTCATGGTCAAGACATAATAGATGGTTCCATAGAGATGTTATAGAACTAGCAGCAAAAATTAATAATCAAGAAGTAAGTGTTGATCAATCAGCTCGTGCAACAAGACCTATTATAGAATTTAATGCAGGATTAAAACTGTTTAACTTTGGAACACAAAATAAATCAAATGTGGACTTAGTAGATACATTTACAACAGATATTTTTTCTAACGTAGAAGGTGCATTAGGTTATAGTATAGACGGAGTAAAACTTGTAGACGGTATGCGTGTATTGTTTACTGCTGAAGAAGATATTCGAGAAGCAGGTAAAATCTTTAAAATTAAGTTTTTAACTCATAAAGGTAGACGTCAAATTAGTTTAATAGAAGAAAGTGACGCACTTCCTTTAGAAAATGAAACAGTATTGGTTTTAAACGGTCAAAATTATCAAGGAAAAATGTTTTACTATAATGGAACTTCTTGGAGTATGGCCCAAGAAAAGTTAACAGTAAATCAGCAACCTCTTTTTGACCTGTTTGACGAAAGCGGAAATAGTTACGGGAATACCGAATATTATCCTAACAGTACCTTTACAGGAAATAAGATATTTTCTTATAGACAAGGTACAGGTATAGTTGATGCTGAATTAGGATTTCCGTTAAGTTATCGTAGTATTGAAAATATCGGAGATTTAGTTTTTGATTTTAATCTCTTAACAGATTCTTTTACATATACTAACGGATTAGATACATTATCACGTTCAACAGACGTTTGTGTTTTACAGAAGTATTCAGATCGAACAACGTTTCAAAATGTTAACGGATGGACTAAAACTGATACAGAAAGTAGGCAACGTGTATTAAGACAATACGTAGCAGAACAAGATCAAACAGATTTTGAGGTCGATGTTTACGAAAATAGCGGCTCACTTGACGATTTAATAATTCGTGTTACAGTAAACAATTCAATTAAATTTAACGTAACAGATTTTGAAATTATTAAAGATCAAAATGCTATTGTAAGATTTAATACTCCCTTAGAAACTGGCGATGTTGTAGTATTACGTACAAGAAGTTCGGCAGTTAAAAATAACAACGGATTGTATGAATTACCTAGTAATCTAGAAAAGAACCCGGCAAATGATGACATTACTTCATTTACACTAGGCGAAGTAAACGATCATGTAGCGTCTATAGCAGAAGATGCTGAAGAATTTTTTGGAAGTTATCCTGGGAGAGGAAATTTAAGAGACCTAGGTGATATTTCAAAATTTGGTAGAAAGTTTTTACAACATTCTGGGCCAATTAATCTTTCGCTATATCATATTACAAATAAAGATGCAAATATTATTAAGGCGATAGATTTTTCTAGAAGAGAATATGCTAAGTTTAAAAGATTGTTTATACAAACAGCAGACAGCTTAGGTTTTGACGGAACACCAAAAGCACATGTCGATTTAATTTTTAGAGAATTAAACAAGAATAAAAATAATAATCTTCCGTTTTACTTTTCTGACATGGCTCCAACTTCTGGAGCAAAGCAATTAGTATACGAAATATTTGAAGAAGGAAATATTTATTTTGCCTTAAATCAGCCTTATTCTTTAGATACTATTTCTCAAAGAGCGGTTAATGTATATGTTAATGATGTACAACTTATCTTTGAAGACGATTATACATTTAACGAAGAAGGGTTTTGTATTATAACATATCCTTTAGCACAAGGTGATATAGTAGAAATATATGAATATGACTCTACCGATGGATGCTATATTCCTCCTACACCTACTAAGTTAGGCATATATCCTAAGTATGTTCCGTCTAAATTTGTTGATAATACTTATATTGAACCAACAGAAGTAATACAAGGTCATGACGGATCTATAACTAAAGCCTACGGCGATTATAGAGATGATCTAATATTAGAATTAGAAAAAAGAATTTACAACAACTTAAAAGTTCAATACGACGATGACATTATAGATATCTACGAATATCAGGGCGGTGAGCATCGTAATACAGGATTTTCGAGAACAGATATTAACTCGACAATGCTTAAAGATTTTGCATCTTGGTTAAGTGTAGTTGGTGATATAGATTATACTACTTTTGATTTTTACAATAGAAATAATTCGTTTACATATAATTATGGAAGTATGGAATCACCATCCGGTGAGCTATTACCTGGATTTTGGAGAGCAGTGTACAAGTATGCATACGACACTGATCGTCCACATACACATCCTTGGGAAATGCTAGGATTTAGTATTAAACCAAAATGGTGGGAAGAAAAATACGGCCCGGCTCCTTATACTAGTAATAACTTAATTATGTGGGAAGACTTAGAAAAGGGCGTAATTGCAGAGCCAAATAAAAATAAAATAATTAAAACAGAATTTATGCGTCCTGGATTAACAAGCCATTTGCCTGTAAATAATCAAGGTCAGTTATTAAGTCCGTTAGATAGTAAGTATGCAAGAAACTATGTAAATTCCTTTACTAGAAGATCGTTTTCCTTTGGAGATCATGCTCCTGCAGAAACTGCTTGGAGGAAAAGTTCTGAATACCCATTTTCACTTTTAAAATCATGGATGTTAAATCAGCCTAGTAAGATCATTGGTTTGTCTTTTGACAGATTAAGAACTGTTCGAAATAGTGCAGGTCAATTAGTTTATAGCGAAACTAATAAACGTTTGCGTTTAGCAGATTTAGTTTTTCCAACTAGTCCTGATAGTGATATTAGGGTATATAGTTCTGGATTGATAAATTTTATTTCCAATTATCTAGCAAGTAATATTTTAGTAAACTTTAATTCTTATAAAGAAAACCTTTCAAGAATTACAAACCAAATGGCATTTAAAGTTGGTGGGTTTACTGATAAAACTAAGTTTAATTTAATTTTAGATTCTAGAACACCGTTAAACAAAGGCAATGTATTTGTACCTGAAGAAAACTTTGATGTTGTTTTAACAACTAGTAGTCCAATTGAATTGGTTTCTTATAGTGCAGTAGTAGTAGAAAAATCATCAGCAGGATATATTATTAGAGGGTATGATGCAACTTCCCCTGTGTTTAAGTACTTTAATTATGTTGTATCGGATAGCGATCCAGAAGTCAATGTCGGTGGCATCAGTGAAACATTTATAGAATGGGATTCAAATAAGCGTTATTTAAAAGGTACTGTTGTAAGTTATAATAATCGTTATTTTAGAACAACAGATACCCATACTAGTAGTACTAACTTCGATGGTACTAAATTTGCATCCTTACCAACATTACCCGTTGTTGGTGGAAGAAGTGCATTATTTAGAAGATCGTTTGAAACTAGAACAGTTCAAGAATTACCATACGGAACAGTATTAAAGACAAGCCAAGAAGTTGTTGACTTTTTATTAGGTTATGGCGAATATCTTGAATCATTAGGTTTTACGTTTGATAATCATAACAGTGAAATTGAAAGTGTAGAAAATTGGAAATTAAGTGCAAGAGAGTTTTTATTCTGGACAACACAGAACTGGGATCCGGGCTCTCTTATTAGTTTAAGTCCATCGGCACAGAAAGTTTCGTATAAAAACGAATATGCTGTAGTTGATGATATTTTTGATTCATTTTACGATTATGGAATAGTTAAAGCTGATGGAACTAAACTTCAAAGAGAATTTTGTAATATATCTAGAACACAAGATAATGCTTTTGAATTAACATTAAAAAATACAGCTGACGGGTTGTATGCTTTAAAACTACCTGTTGTTAGAAAAGAGCATGTAGTTATTCTTGATAATGAAACTGTATTTAAAGATACAATATACGATCCAGCACCTGGATATAGACAAGAACGTATTCGTGTTTTGGGTTATAGAACAGCAGATTGGTCCGGCGGATTAAATATTCCTGGATTTATTTACGATCAAGCAACTGTAACAGAATGGACACCATGGAAAGATTATTCAATTGGTGATGTTGTAAAATATAAAGAATTTTATTATACTGCAACTACAAAAATTTCTGGTGTAGAATTTTTTAATAATGCTAATTGGTATAAATTGAACGAGAAACCTCAACCAGGACTTGTTACAAACTTAGAATATAAAACCAATCAGTTTGCAGACTTTTACGATTTAGATACAGATAACTTTGATGTAAATCAGCAAGAAATTGCACAGCACCTTATCGGATACCAAAAAAGAGAATATCTTGCAAATATTATTAATGACGATGTGAGTCAGTATAAGTTCTATCAAGGAATGATTGCTGATAAGGGTACTAAAAATGCGTTAACAAAATTATTTGATGCATTAGGTGCAGCTGATAAAGAAAGCCTAGAATTTTACGAAGAGTGGGCTGTAAAAGTTGGACAATACGGTGCTGCTGACGGATTTGAGGAAGTTGAATTTTTACTAGAGGAAGATAAGTTTAGGTTATCTCCACAACCTATTTTATTAGTAGACAGTATAAGCGGTTCTGAGACCGATTTAGTGTATAGACAAACACCAGATAATGTTTACTTAAAGCCGTCACACTATGATCACACTCCGTTCCCTACCAAATATAGAGCAGATAGTGCATTTAAGACAGCAGGATATGTCAGAGAAAGTGACGTACAATGGACTGTAAAAAATAAAGATGACATTTTAACACTTGATTTGCAAGAAGTAAAACAAGGAGATTATATTTGGGTTACATTTGAAGGCCAAGAATGGAATGTTTATAAGCACATAGGTACACAATTTAGAATTACAACAGCAACGCCACTTGGCACTACAGCAATACTTACACTAGACAAGTTATCAAACTTTGTAGAAGGTGATATTATAGGTATTATAGATGTTGTAGATATAGACGGATTTTATAAAGTAGTCTCGAGTGAACTTAATCAAGTAACTATAGAACTAGGTGAAGCATCTTTAACACAAGAAGAAACTGGATTGTCAGGTACAATAACTAAATTTGTTTCTAATCGTGTAGCAACTCTAACAGATTCTAACCAGTATGCCGAAAATAATATTGATCCTGGAGAGTTACTGTGGATTGATAATATAGATAATACATTAACTGGAAAATGGAATGTAATTAAAGCAGAAGGATCGTATAACTTCGACGAAGACTTAGTTAATCCAACTATTACAGATCAAAGTTATGGTGAAAGTATTACATCGCAAGATGATGGAACATTTGTTGCTGTTGGTTCACCGTTAGACGGAGACGGAAAAGTTTATGTTTATAAACGAGAAGATGACGGAAGCACTGTAAATGGAACTCTTTCGTTAGTACAAACAATTCAACCTACAGAAAACTTTTCAGCAGGAAGTAGTAAATTTGGCGAAGCTGTTACTATGTCTCCAGATGGAAAATATTTAATTGTAGGAGCACCTAATTCAACATATGTAAAAAGTGCATATAAAGATAACTTTAATTTAAGTTCAAATTATACTAGAGGTTCTATAGTTCAATATAATAACAGCCTTTATAAAGCAAGAAGAACAGTAAAAGCAAGGACAGACAATGTTGTCTTTGGAACATTTGATAGTGCAAGTAGGTGGCGTTCTGAACTATACAAATTGTATGGCGATTATACAGATATTAAACTATTAGCAACAGGTGATGTACCTCTAATAGATACGACTACAGATCATATTCTTGTAAGAGCTCCTATAGATGCTTATGAAGGAAGTAATATAGGAGATAGATTATATTTAGGATGGGATAACATTTCTCATAACTATAATCCAATTTCAGAAGTTTCGATTGTTGGTATAGATTTATCAGCATCTCCGATGAAACTAATTACTGATACAGCTCATAACTTAGAGGATAACGATGAAATAATCATTACTGATGTTCCTAACGATAATATTACAATTCTTGTAGATCAGTTTGATAATAGTGATCCTAATATTCCTTTTGATACTTTAGAACAAGAAGGTGTTAAGGGTTTAGAAAATGTTAAATTCTTTGTAAAAGTTTTAGGCAATGATTATTTAGAGATATACTACGATGAAGATTTAACACTTCCTGTTAATCCTAATATAGGGTTTAGTGGAGAGCCTATAGGTCCTAGATTAGGTTCTGGAGAGTTAGCAAATCCTCTAGGCGGAGATTTTAACGGATTTCTAAGAAAAATTAATAAGCCGTTTAATAATAAATTGCCAGGTATTGATAAAACTTTCTTTGAAACTAATGTTCATACTATTAGAAGAAAAGTCGAAGAAGTATTTTATGTCGTAGATCCATTAAACATTCCGAGTGTCTCTGCAGGAGATACAGTAACAACACCAACAGGTAATGCTACTGTTGTTTATGTAAAAAATGAACTAGGTCGTCTTGTTGTATACGCAAACGATAAAAATGGTATTTTTGAAGAAACAGGAACTTTATATATTAATGATACATTCTTAATTGGAGAATATACAAGACCTTTACACGAGCCAGTAGACCGAAGCTCTATTTTAGGCGGCTATTGGGAAATTGCAACAGGATTTAATTACAATCCAAATGGTATAATAACAGATAATGGGCACGGACTTGTTATTAAGGATATAAAAAATAATTTTGATCCTAATACTTTTTCAAATCCAGATGCAACATGGCACGAAAGTGTAGACATATTACCTTATAAAAACTCTATAGATACTAGATATGAAATACCTGTAGAAATTCTAGCAGGTGTTGACAAGCCCTTCCAAAAAGAAACAGATATAGTTAGAGTGTTAAGTCACCAATCTAGAGGTATTGCTGGTGCCGGAACACAGACATTTTTGGATAATAGATGGATAGTTAGACTTCCTAAAAATGTCTCAGATAAAGCAACTTCGGCGTTTAATGATCCTCAATCGCCATCTCCTTATATTGGAGTTTGGCTAAACGACATTCCTGGTACATCTGGTACATTACCTGATTTATCTGCAAAAGGATTTGGCGATAATCCCTACAATATAATTAACAAGGTTCAAGTACCGGTAGATTTATGGGATGGATATATTGACTATGATATTTTTGCTGAGATAGATTTAGTTCCGGGGGATATTGTTCGTGAAGGAACTACCGGGGCAACAGCAGAAGTTGTGCTTTATCAAAGAGATCTCGATAAAGCAAGAATATATGTAAAGAATGTTACAGGTGATTTTAGCTTTGGTTCTAGATATATTGATGGTTTGGCTCCTACTTCAATGTATCTTAATAAGGATGAAGGTAACGGACAATTAAGAAGAATAGGAACTACAGAATCACGACAGCTTGCAGATTCTGATATAGGTAAAATAGCAGTTTTCCAACATACAGAACAACTTCCATTGCCTGAGAGATTTATTTTGCCATTAAATGCAAATGTTTCAGATGAAATAGGTATCTACGAAACAGAATTTATATCTGGCATTGAATATTTAACTTGGATAGAAGAATTCAAACCTGGACTTCCAAGAACACCATTGGTTCCTAGTAATTCAAATAATGACTGGGAAGAAGTTGATAATATTCCTATTAATACAAATAGGGCAGCTAGTGAAGTTGTAAGAGAAGGTGCATTTTTCGTATATGAAAAAGACGATGTACTTGACAGATATAATTTTATTAACGGATTTATTCTTCCTAATAGAGAAGAAGGTAGAGAACTAGCATCTTCTTTAAAAATTATTCAATCTGGAGATTTTTATAAGTTAGTAATAAACAGCAAAGAAACGCATACTAACGATATTACTACAAATCCAGGTAGAGGAAGATTGTATTTTGTTGTTAATGGTACTGACATTTACGGAAAAACTTACAATTGGACAGTTGGTAGAGATACTAACTTTAAAGGTATTTACAGTAATGTTTCAGATTATTATCAAGATCAAATAGTAGTATACAACAATGTATTTTATAGAGCACTTACAAATATACAAGCTGAAGAATTTAATAGCAATAAATGGAAAGTCTTAGGTGACCATGTTGACTTTATAGGATACTTGCCTAATACCACAGGGTTAGTTATACCTAGTGACATTGAAAGTATTGCTGACTTAACAACTACAGCATATGGCAGAACATTTGATATTAGTGATTCTGGAAATATATTAGCAACGATTGCAGAATACAGCGACAGAAATAAACTAGTCATATACAGACTTAAAAATTCTCACTTTGAAATTATACAAGAATTTGATGCTCCTTTGGAAGCAAGAAGTTATGGAGAGTCTGTTGTAGTTTCTGATGACGGAAATATTATTGCTGTAGGAGCACCTAACACAGACGCTGATCAACCGTATCAAGGTAGAGTGTATGTCTATAAAAATGTAAACGGTACATACCAGCAAAGTCAAATACTTAATAGTCCTAATAAGGAACAGACAGAAGGTTTTGGAATAAATCTTGGTTTTGACGGAAATCAGTTAGTAGTAACAAGTGCAAGAGGTGATATTATATTAGACACAACCTATGATAGGTTCCAAGATACTAGTAATACCCTTGGCAGATATGTTAATGATCCTAATAGTCCGTTATCACCAGTTGAAACTATTTTTGATAAAGGGTTTACTAAATTTGCAAAACGTATAGTAGACAGCGGTGTTGTTTATATCTACGAAAATATAAACAATTCGTTAGTTTACGGTCAACGTTTAGAATATACTGATTTTAGTGTTGTTAATTTTGGCAAGGATGTACTTGTTAAAAATAATAAAATCTATGTTGGGTTACCAACAATTAATAATGGCAGCGGCCCTGGTAAAGTCGCAGTTTATCATAGACAACAAGATCAAAAAATATGGAACGTAATAAGAAGCCCGATTGATCAACCCGAAGTTGACAAATTTAGAGGATCGTTTATATACAACACTAAAACAAATTTATTACTTTCAAGACTTGATATAATCGATCCTGTTGCAGGAAAAATTTCAGGCCTTGCTGAGCAAGAACTTTCCTACAAGACATATTTTGATCCAGCATTTTATAATGTAGGAAATCAAACAGAGAAAACAAAATATACTACCTGGGGCGAAAAGCAAGTAGGAGAACTATGGTGGGATTTAAGCACAGTCAAGTATGTAGATTATAATCAAGGCAGTGTTATATATTCTCAAAGTGTTTGGGGATCGTTGGCTACTGGGTCATCTATTGATGTTTATGAGTGGGTGGAAAGTAATATAGCTCCTGATGTTTGGGATCAACGTGCAGATACAAACCTTGGCTCAGCAAGAGGAATAAGCGGAACTTCTAAGTACGGAACTTCTAAATATGTTGAAAAAGATGTATACGATCCTATAAGTCAGGGATTTGTTAAGAAATATTATTTCTGGGTCAAGAACAAGCGAGTTACTCCTGATATAGAAAGTAGACGCCGTAGTTCATATGATGTTGCAAATATTATTAGAGATCCAGCAGGTCAGCGACTTAAATTTGTTACTATTCTTGGTAATGATAGATTTATTTTATATAATTGTAATAAGAGTCTTTCAGACTCAGATGTTGCAATTAATTTCCGTTATTGGACAATCGATAATCAAGAAAATAATATTCATAATGAATATCAAATTATTTCGGAAGGTCTGAGTACAAGTAAGCCTAAGAGTGTAATTGAAGATAAATGGATTGATAGTTTAATAGGTTCTGACAAATATCATAGACCTGTGCCTGATCCAACGTTAAGTGTAAAACAAAAATACGGATCTCTTAATAGACCGAGACAAAGCTGGTTTGTAAATAGACAAGAAGCATTAAAACAATATGTAGAAAGAGTTAACAGAGTACTTAAAGATCAACTTATATTAGATAATTTTGACACAACAAAATTATTTGAAAAAGATCCTGTTCCGACTTTTATTTCCGGGCATTATGATACTGCTATCGATACTGAGCAAGAATTAGAGTTTGTTGGTACAGTACGTGCTGCAACAGCTATATTACAGCCAGTAATCGAAGATGGTGTAGTTACTAGTGTAACTATAGTTAATGGTGGCCGAGGATATAGAATAGCACCTACTATTAAAATTAATGGTACAGGTGAAAACTTAGAACTAAAACCGATATTAAATAATTTAGGTATTATTACAAGTGTTGAAATTATTAATGGCGGCACAAACTACACCGATAGTCTTACACTTACTGTAAGACCGTTAAGTGTTCTTGTACGTGCAGATAGCACTAATAACGGAGGTTGGACAATTTACGGTTGGAATCCAGATACAAGAGTTTGGTCTATTACAAATAAACAATACTATGATGTATCTGAGTTTTGGAAATATAAAGATTGGTATTTAACTGGTTACAGTGCGTTAACAGGCATAGACTTTTTAATAGATGATTATTATCAACTAAGCGGGTTAAATGATGATTTAGGCGATATTATTAAAATCTCAAATGTAGGTTCCGGTGGATGGATATTACTTGAAAAAATTGTTAATCTAGATTCTCCTGATCTTAGTACAGGTTATAGAACAGTTGGTCGTGAAGGCGGCACAATTGAATTTTTATCTAAATTATATCTCGAAGATGATAATGCAGTCGAATTAAGAAAGATTATTGAAACAATTAGAGATGATATTTTTGTAGATGAGTTAGCGGAGGAATATAATCAACTATTCTTTGCAAGTTTACGCTATGTGTTTGCAGAACAGAATTATGTAGACTGGGCATTTAAAACCAGCTTTATTAAAGCAAAACATAATGTTGGAACATTAGAACAACGTACTACATTCCAAAATGATAACTTAGAAAGTTACGAAGATTATGTAAACGAAGTTAAACCTTATAAAGCTAAAATACGTGAATATCTATCATCGTACGATACAATTGATAATACTCAGAGTGTTACCACTGATTTTGATCTTGCTCCGTTCTACGATAAGGAATTAAACAAGATTGTTGCTCCTGAAGTTGCAATTCAAGACGGAGTACTTATTGGAATAAATTTTGATGAAACATTATATCCAGCAAAACATTGGCTTGATAATTTTACATTTGAAGTTGAAGCAATAGAAATACAAGATGGCGGAACCGGATTTACTCAAGTTCCTAATGTAATTATATCAGGCGGTGGCGGAACCGGAGCAAAGGCAAAAGCATTTATTGGTAGCGGAAGTGTTAAGTCAATAGTTATCACTGATCCAGGATCTGGATACACTAGTCCTCCTTCTGTAGAAATAGTTGGAACACAAGAAGATGGCGGATTACAGCCTAGACTTTCTGTTATACTAGGTAATAATAAAGTTAAACATTATAGTATTACGCAAAAGTTTGATAGAACTTCGCCTAACTACGAGTTTTTAAACTTATCCGAAGTTGAAGAATTCACAAGTGGCGGCATTGAACTTAAACTAACTTTAAAATGGCCAATGGATTTAACTAGAGCAAACATTAAAGTTTTCTTTGACGGGACTGAAGCACTAAGTAGTGAATATTCTTATAATAATGAAACTATAAAGCAGAAACAAGGTACTAAAACTTACACTAGACAATTGGGTTATATTACACTAACACAGGCTCAACCTGTAGGAACAGTTATACGTGTTGAATATAACAAGAGCTATAATTTATTAAATGCAGCAGATAGAATTAATACGTTATACAATCCTGAAACAGGTCAGTATGGTAAGGATTTAGGACAGTTAATGTCTGGTGTAGACTACGGTGGAGTAGAAGTAAGGTCTTTTGAATTTGGTTCTGATTTAGGATTTGATTCTCAACCTTGGTATACATCAGCCTGGGATACGTATGACGAAAACTTTGAAGATGAAACATTTTATACTGACGGTAGCACTAAGAGATTTCAACTAAGCAAGCCGTTAGAAGCAGGTGAACAGTATAATGTTTACATTAATGGTATACGAGTTGACGATGTTAACTATGACGGTAGTACTAAAACTTATCTTGCAGAAGACGGCGTTACTATAGTTGCTTTAGGAAATCCAAACGCAATAATGAAAACAGTTACTACTGAAGAATCAAGTTATGTAACTGACATTGACGACGATGGTAATCCTAGATATTTTGTTGTAATAGAAAATGTTGAAGAATTTGAAGAATACTATACTGATACAGCATTTGAAGCACCTAAAGATCAAGTAGTAGTAATTAGAAAAGCATCATCAGACGGTAGTTTCTTACCTGCTTCTGGTTTTGATAGTTTGATCGAAGGTGGAAATCTTGCATATGGTACTGCTACAGGGTTAGATGCAGCAGACATTACAATTGACGGCGATGGCTTTATTACTCCAACTACATCGGCAGGACCGGAAGAATTAGTTCCAGGACAATTACTTGACACATTGGATATGAAAGTTTACGATCGTGCAGGAGATGGAAGCAGTCTAATTACAACAAGAAATTATACTGCAACTGCAACTATTAATCAAGAATTTTTCTTAGAAACATTACCGCATAATAAACAAGCAGTTATTGTTAAAGTAAACGGATCTATACTAGAAGTAGACGAGGATTACGAAATTAACTTTGTTGAAAATAAAGTTGTTATGAATAATCCGTTAACAGTAGGAGACAGAATTAACATTTCGTCAATCGGAGACAACGGCGAAGCATTAATTGATATTTCGGCCTTTACTGGAACAGGCGAGAAGTTAGAGTTTATTACTAATGTAGTTTATAGAGAGAATTTATCTTCGTATATAACAATTGACGGTGTAAATGCTAGTGCTAGTATCTATGAAACAGATAACGGTATGCTAGGCTTAAGATTTGTAACTGCACCGCCAGCTAATTCATTTATACACTATTCGTTATTTGACGCAACAAATGCTGTTTCTGGCATAACATCTTATAGTGAAATTACAATAGATAAACATATTGGTGACGGAAGTACTGTAATATTTAATACAGATCCTGCTCCGTTTAGTAAATTGCCATTAAGTCATAATATTGTTGTTAGAGTTGATAACAAAATATTGTATCCAGGATATACACAGCATTGGTTTATTGAATCAGGAAGAGAGTATCCATTAGATAGTGCGCAGTTTGGACCTAGTACATTGAGTCCAGACCAAGTAGATGTGTATATTAACGGTGAAAAACTAGGATTATTAACAGATTATCGTTGGGACTTTGCAAATACTCAGGTTGTATTATTTGACAACGTAGGGCAAATAGGCGACGATTTAGAAATATTTGTTCCTTACACTAGTGAATATTCATTCTCTCAAAATACAGAAGTAATTTTAGCAAATGTAAACGGGTCGTTTGTGCCTGGCGAAACAGTTGAAATAGGTACAGGCGATAGTACAATTATTTCTGCTACAGTAAAAACTTATAATAATAATAGATTAGAATTAATTGGACCATATCCTGAGTTAGTAGAGCAATTTGATGACGATCCAAGCATACCAGTAGAAGGAACCGAAAGCGGTGCAATATCTAATAACATGCTTAGTGTTACATTAATTGAAGCAGGTGATAACATAGTACTCAATGATATACCGGCTCAAGACGCAGAAATTGTAATTTATAAATTTAGCAAACATGATATCCAAGATTTGCAGATTGAAACAAGAGTTAATGCAGCACAAGGAAACTTAGTTGCTGGAACTGATGATTATTATGACTTTAGAAGGTTAAATAATGGCCTAATAAAACTAAGACAACCTGCGATAAGTACAGCGTACTTGTGGGTTACACTAAACGGTGAACTGCTTACACCTAATGTTGATTATAGACTTGCAAAGATGGACGAGTATGTTCAAATTATAAGAAAAGTAGAACCGGATGATAGAATACAGGTTATACACTTTGCAGGATCTAAGACTAACGCTAAGTTTGGTTATAGAATGTTTAAAGATATGCTGAATAGGACACACTACAAGCGTCTAAACCAAGATAAAGTATATCTTTTAGCACAGCCATTAGGTATAACTGATAAAGTTATTGAGCTAGACGATGCAACAGGATTGACTTTACCTAGTACAGAACTTAATATTCCGGGTGTATTATTCATAGATGGTGAAAGAATTGAATATTTCCAAGTTGACGGAAATACAGTAAGCCAGTTAAGAAGAGGCACACTCGGAACAAGTCCAAAACTTTCGTATATTGCAGGTACTGAAATAATGGATCAGGGAATAACTGAGTCTATTCCTTATACTGACGAAATGGTTACACTAATTAAGTTAGAGGACGAGTCAACACAAATAGTTTTAGATTGGATTCCTACAAAGGGAGTAGACGAATTTGAAGTTTTTGTAAGTGGTAAGAGATTACGTAAGAATGCTATTAGTGCTTATCAATTCCAAAAAGTAGATTCCGACGGCAATCTAATACAAGACTTTATAAACCAAGACAGTCCGGAGGGCGATACTATATTACCTCCGGAATTTGAACTTACTATTACTGACGACAATGTTGCAATTATTACATTGTTAAACTCTCCTGAAGCAAATAGTAGGGTGCTTATTGTAAGAAAAATAGGCAAATTGTGGCAAAACCCAGGAGAACAATTAAGATATGCAAAAAATTCTATTGCAGAATTCATACGTGGAGCAACAACTGAGTTACCTAAATAAATACAGTAGCAGGAAAATAACATGACAGACAAATTTGAAGATCTAAACGGAATATTATTGCAGGGACACATTAAGATACACGACCCTACTAGTGGCGAAGTTCTTATCGACAAACGCAATGCTATTCATTATGAAAACATGAGTATAGCATTAGCAGAGTCTCTTGCTAATGCCGGACAAGGGCCAATATATAAAATGGCATTTGGAAATGGAGGGACTAGTGTTGATCCTACAGGCATTATTACATACCTAACTCCAAACAGTACAGGCTCTAATGCAAGTTTATACAATCAAACGTTTAATAAAGTAGTAGACGACCAAGCTGGTAATAACACTGATCCTGTAAGAAACAGGATTGAAACTAGACACGTTAGCGGCACAAACTATACAGATATATTAGTTACTTGTTTGTTAGACTATGGCGAACCTAACGGTCAAGATGCTTTCGACACTGCTACTGATACAGAAAGTTTATATGTATTTGATGAATTAGGATTAATAAGCCAAGGTGTTGACGGCACAGACGGCAGATTGCTTACACATGTTATTTTCCATCCAGTACAAAAATCATTGAATCGTTTGATACAGATTGATTACACTGTTAGAGTACAAAGTTTAACTGGTTTTAGCGAGGTGTAATAAATGGCATACGAGATTAGATATTCAGACTTTGTTAACAAGGGTAGTATTGTAATTGAAGATAATACAATCAACCAAGAGACATCATTAAAACTTCCTGGACGTAATACTACTGCATATGGTTCTAGTATCGCAGAAAACTTTTTGCATCTATTAGAAAACTTTGCAGCACCAACACAGCCATTAAATCCAGTTGAAGGTCAACTGTGGTATGATAACAGCCCCGGTGTTGATCAACTTAAACTTTGGGACGGAAGTTCGTGGGTAGCAGCTGGTGGTTTAAAACGTGCAAATATTGCTCCTGATGCTGCAAACTCAGTAATTGGCGATTTGTGGGTTGATACAGATAACCAACAGTTATACTTATTTGCTGGTTCTGGATGGGTATTGGTTGGACCAGAATTTGCAGAAGGACTAGCTACTGGTTCAAGACCAGGACAAGTTATATCAACAAATAACGAAACGTTTGACGTTGTGTTTATAGAAGTAAAAGGACAACCTGTTGCTATTGTTGCAAGTGAAGCATTTGAACCAAAATCTACAATCGAAGGTTTTGAAAACGGTCTTCGTCCAGGTATAAACCTGTCAAGTGCTGACATTACAGGCGATGGCATACCTCAGTTTAACGGAATTTCAGAAAAGGCCCTTAACTTATTTGTTCCAGGACCTTCAGAATTAACTAGTACAACTATAACAGCAGCAAACGTGATGCGAAAAGATGCTGAAAATATTTCAAACTATGGATTAAAAATAAAAAATAGTGGCGGACTTTCAGTAGGTATTAGTAACGAATTAAAAATGTATGTTGATGGACAAGCAGGTGTATTTCAACATGAAATAAGCGGATCAACATTACAAATAAGAATGAATAATAGCGGTAACAATACTACTGTTGTTACTGTTGATAGTACAGAAAAAGTAGGTATCAACAATGTTAGTCCGCAGCAAGAATTAGACGTTAACGGCACTATACAGACTAACGAACAGCTACGTATTACTTCATTAACTGATAGTGGAAGCATCGCAGGCGGAACGATTGTAACCGCTGGCGGAGCAGGAATTGCTAAAAACTTAGCAGTTGGAGGTCAAGCTAAAATAGAAGGTCCGTTAACTGTAGGTAGAAATAGAGATTCTATTCCTGCAACAAGTGTTGATTTAACAGGTCTAGGCATTTCAGATTTAAAAACTGTATACAATGCAGCAATTCTTCCAGATCAAAACAATTTAAGAACAATCGGGGTACCGGATAGAGTATTTTCTCAAATATATTCTACAGAATTTGTAGGAAGTTTAAGAGGAGATGTTCAAGGATCGGTATCGGGACGTTCAGGATTTGCTGATAGACTTTCAGCTCCGACTATATTTAGAATGACAGGACAGGTTACTGCAAACAATGTAACATTTGATGGACAACAAGGTACTGTTACGTTTAATACAGTAATTGATAACAACTTTATTGCAGATCAACCTTCAACAGAAGGCGCAGTTGGCAATCAAACGCCAGTTGCTTCTGATGGTACAGACGAATTTATTGTTAACAAAGGTGCAAAGGGTGTCTTTAAGATGCCGCGTAATAGAATCTTTGCAGAAATTAAAGGGTTAACGCCTATTGGAACTATTGTTCCATATGCTGGGATTATTGATGATCCTGATATTCCAATCCCACCAGGTTGGTTAGTTTGTGACGGTTCAAACTACCTAGTTTCTGCATATCAGCCATTGCATGATAAGATCAGATGGAGATTTAAATCACAGTCTCAAGTACAGGATGAAACAGGAGACGGCGAAAACTGGTTTGCTGTACCCGACTTACGTGGCAGATTCCCACTAGGTGCTGACAATATGGGCTCTAGAGGTGCTGCAAATAGAACAATTAATGATGCTGCTGATATATTAGGTGCATCAAGTGGACAAGAAACTAGAACATTAGAAATTAGTAATTTACCAGAACACGAACACAATATGGTTAATAACAATGGCGATGGATCACAGTTTTATGCATTTAGTGATGATGCTAATGCAGTCCAGGATTCGAAGACAAGACTTGTTACAGACTTAGTTGGTAACGATACAGGTGCATTGTACGAAGGTACAGGCGGTGTCGATACTAATACTTCATTGGGTCAACCTGTTGATATTATGAATCCGTTCTTAACACTTAACTACTTGATCTATGCTGGGGATGAACAATAATGGCTTATAAACTAAACAAAACAGATGGTACGCTTTTAACGGAACTAGTTGACGGACAAGTAGATACTACATCTTGCGATATTACACTTATCGGAAGGAACTATGTAGGTTTTGGTGAAGCACTTAATGAAAATTTAATTAAGATACTTGAAAACTTTGCAAGCACAGCTACACCTAATACTCCTGTAACAGGGCAATTATGGTACGATACCGGTGAGGGAAGATTAAAAGTTTACGACGGAACTGCGTTTAAATCCAATGGTCCTATTATTAGTAATGTACAACCACAAATGGTTGCTGGCGATATATGGATTAATAACGCAACAAACAAATTATACTTTTATGATGGAAGTGATTTAGTATTAGTAGGACCTCAATACAGTGCAGCACAAGGGCTTTCAGGATTTGAAATAGATACAGTACGTGATAGATCATCAGTTGACCACACTATTGTTAAGTTGTATGTAGGCGGAGTTCTTGTAGCACTAATTAGTGATGACGAATACTTACCAACAGTTATTGAACAAACAAGGTTAAATATCACAGGTAGTATACAAAAAGGTATCAACATTATTGATGAAGATAACTTTAGATTTTACGGTGTTTCAGATGCAGCTAACTCTCTCATTACAGACGAAGTGGATCCTGCAACAGGATTAAGAAAACGTAAAACTGCTTCACAGTTTGTTGCTTCTGATGCCAACTCTGAAACTACTGGTTCTATTGCGATTAGAAACCAGTCAGGATTAACTGTTGGTAGATCAGGCGAGTCGAGATATTTTATATCAGGCGATTACACTAATATTCAAAACACTATTGTTAATAAAGGTTTTAGAGTAAGACTTCTAAACACAGAAGCAAACGAATACGATGCATTAATTTTAACAGCAGATACAAGAAGAATGGGTGTAAATCTGCTTACAGGCGATGCTCCTAGAGATACATTAGATGTTAACGGTAACGCTATTATTAGAGGTGATTTGACAGTTGAAGGAAGTAACACTACTATTGAAACTGCTACACTTACTGTTGACGATTACAATATTGAAATAGGGCACACTGACACTGTACTTACAATGGATACTGCGATTGCTTCTACACTTGCTGCACAGTTAGAAGCAGGAGAAATTATTACACAATCTAATTCAGGAGCAACAGCATCATTTAAAGAAATTAATGAAGCAAGGAATGTAATTACATTAGAACCACTTAACGGAGAATTTTTATCTGGTTCAGGTAATACATTAACTGCTAACAATGCAGGAATACTTTATCAGGCAGATTTAACTACCGAAGTGTATGCAGCAAGTGTTGCGCAAAGAAAAGATAGTACAGCTGATGGCGCAGGCATTATTGTTAAAGGTTTAGCTTCATTTAGTAATGCAAACGATAAACATATTAAATGGATTAATGATACAGTAAACGGCACAAACTGGGAAGTTAGCGATAACTTAAACTTAGTTAGTGGAAAGGTCTTTAAGGTAGATGACGTTACTGTAATGACTCAAGACTCATTAGGAGTTGCAATTGAAGAAGCACCAGGGTTAAGAGATGTAGGTATTATGGACAGATTAAGAGTTCATAATAGTATATTAATTGACGAGATAGGAAGTGTACCTACTTTAAAAGTTACCGGCACCGGTTTAACTATAGATAGTGGTGCAACTATTACAGTTACTAGTAATGGAAATCCTGTAAAAATTACAGGTCTTGCAACAACAGATCCAAACACAGGCGCACTAAGTGATGCAGCAAACAAAGATTATGTAGACACAGAAATTGAAAGTGCTCCGGTATCGATGACACTAGATACATCTGGAATGCCAGATGTAGGTTTTCCAACTATTGAAGCACAAATTATTGACACACTTGACTTCTTGTATCCAGCTACAGAAAAAAGAGTTGGCACTGTTGCAAGAGTATATACTTACAGTTCAGTTGGTAATGTTTCTGGTATCGATGTTGAAGCAGCCATCCAATATAATTCAATAGGTGTAGACTTTAGTGATATTAGCGGTCCAGATGGCGGCGATTCAAACCAGCAGTTAGTAGAAGATATCGGCTTTACAGGTAATGCTTCTGGTATTGTTACTTTAGGTGTTACACGAGTTAAGCGTTACTATAGAGTTGCAAATACAGGTAGTAGCAACTTCTGGGAATCATACACACCATAAAGGGCAAAATACGATAAATACTTATATCGTAACAGGGGTAAAAACTAATGGCTTATACAATTTTTAAAACTGATAACTCCGAACTTACAGTTGTCGAAGACGGAACTATTGATAATAGTACCGATTTAAAACTGATAGGTAAGAACTATTCAGGATACGGCGAAATTCAAAATGAGAATTTTGTTTACTTACTAGAAAACTTTGCAAGTAGAAATCAACCACCTAGACCTATTGCTGGACAATTATGGTTTAATGTTGATTCTAACAAAATCGAAATATATGACGGAAATGACGAAAACGTTTTTGTATCCCTAGGTAACTTGCACATTGGACCTAAGCCTTCCGGTGCTGCTATTACAACTAACAATGTTAATAAAGGTGACATGTGGTGGGACGATGTTACGAATCAATTATATGCACATAGCGGATCTACAACTGGCGATCCTTTTGTATTAATAGGACCAAAAGCTGCGCAAAATGTTTTAACTGATGTAGTAGAGCAGACAGTTTTTGATAATTTATTAGTTGACGGCGACCCTACTCCAAACGATCATGCACATAAAATTTTAAGAGGATATGTCAACGACACAACAGTTTTTATTGTTAGTAATGATGAATTTACATTAGATAACGGTAGTGCAATTAGCGGATTTGATAGAATCAAAAAAGGTATTACACTAGTTAATACAGAAAACTCAAATAATGGTGTAACACAAGATAATTATAATTTCTGGGGTAATGCTTCTAATGCCTTACGTTTAGGAGGAGTTCTTGCTGAAGAGTTTGTAGAACGTTCTAACCCAGTATTCATAACTCAAGTTGACATTAACGATAACGACGGTATTAACATTGGACCAAACGACGAAGTAAGATTAAGAGTTGCAAATGGAGAAGCGGAATTACTTTCTACTATAAATGGTGGCAAACTCCATTTTAGTGTACAAGACTTACAAGGCACAACTATTAATCCTGCTACAGTTACAACAACAGGATTTAATCCAACACTAGATAACACTTTTGATTTAGGTACAAGTAGTTTAAGATGGAATGAAATTCACGCAACAAACTTTAAAGGTATTACTGATAAAGCAAATCTTGTATTGAGTGACGGTACATATAAAAGTGCTACAAAATCAAATACAAACGATACTTTAGTTACTAGAGATAGTGTCGGAGACATATACGGTACAGCGTTTAGAGGAACAGGTTTATTTAATTCTTCAGATGCAGCGGCTGCTGTTACTGCAAGAGTTACTCGTGCAGACAGTTTAAGAGTTGACGGGACAACAGACTATGTAAACGCTTCTGCAAGTGCTACAGCCGGAACAGTTGCACTAAGAGATACTAACGGAAATCTTACAGCAAATACATTTAGTGGTCTAGCAACAACGGCTGTTAGATTACAAGTTCCAACAGGAGTTCCAAATCAGTTTGAATATAGAGCTGCAAGTGTAGCATCAACCGGTGCAGCAGAGCCAAATACTGTTGGCGTTAGAGATGCAACAGGAAGATTACATGCTTCTGAATTTGTAGGACCGTTAAACGGTATTGCAACATCTGCAGATGTATTAACAACTCCAAGAACAATTACATTTACAGGAGATGCTTCAGGAAGCGCAGTATTTGACGGATCATCAGATGTTAACATCAATTTGTCAACAGTTAATAATGCAGTTCAACTAGGAGAAGATACTGCTGGTATATATGTCGCTAGTGTTGCTACAAGAAGTGGTATAGAAGGACAATATCTTAACGTTTATACTAATAACGATCAAGAAGGCACACCGGTAGAATCTGCTGTTATAACATTAGGACTAGATATTGCTACATCAAATGATGCAAACAAGATTGTAGGAAGAGACCAGTTTGGTAGCTTTGCAGCAGAAGATATTACTGCTGATGGTAAGTTCTACGGACAAGTTAACGAAGCAGGAACAACTAAAGATGGTTACTTTGCTAATTTATATTGTGATAACTTTAGTTTTGCAAACGAAGGTACACTTGGTATTAGTGGCGGCGGAACAGGAGCAACTACAGCACCTAATGCTAGAACTAATTTAGGTGTTTACAGCACAGGCGAAGTTGATAGTTTAATTTCTGGACTTAATAGTGCAATTAGCGGCATCAGCTCAGATCAAATTGTAAGCGGTACTACTAATGCAACAGTTGCAACCGGAGTAATGAATGTAACTATAAACGGAGCATTACATAGTAGATTTGATGCAGATGGTATTACACTTTCATCAGGCAATTTTGTTGGTACAGCAACATCAGCAACATTTGCTGACTTAGCAGAAAAATATTCTACAGCAGAAGAATATCCAGTAGGTACAGTAGTTGAAGTTAGTACTGACGAAGATACTGAAATGGCACTAGCAACAGCAACAGGCGTTGTAGCAGGTGTTATATCAGATAAGCCAGCATATTTAATGAATGCAGAAGCAGAAGGACAAGCAGTTGCACTTAAAGGACGAGTTCCAGTTAGAATATATGGCCCTGTTAAGAAAGGCGAAGCTGTATATGTTTATCAAGATGGCCTTGCAAGTGTAGACGGTGAAGGTGATTTAGTAGGCGTTGCATTGCACAGTGATGAAAGCAATGACGGTGAAAAATTGGTTGAAGTATTCTTAAAAGTTTAAAAACTTGCCAAAATAAAAAAGGCGCAATGCGCCTTTTTTTATGACTTGTAGTACTTTATATGCGTACTTAATTAGATAGCGTGTATGACGCTTATATAAGCTCTAAGAGGTGGTTTTAATGCAAGTCTTCCCACGCACTACCTGTATAAACTTGTAGTTTAGTAGTTGTAGTATTAAATATAACCATACCTGCTTCAGCAGTTAAACCGTCTCTAGTAGTACTATCCATGTTAGCAAACTTAACAGGCATAGTAATAAAGTTTGCTACATCGTTGTTAATAATTGCTTGTGTTGTATAGTTATTATCGTCGTCTTCTTCTGCTTCAACTCCAATAGTACCATTATATTGTGTTAGTACTATTTGTGCTAGTGTTGAAGCGCCGTCACGTCCGGATACAACTAATCCGCCATCTGTGTTTGACATTTCACCTAGAACGGCTAAGTCATAATTACAAGTAACACCGGATTGTATTTCTAAACTAATAAGAGGATTAGTATCGTTTGATGCTAATGTATTAGTATATACTGCACCGGTTCTTGCAAGTGAGTCAAAGTTTTGAAACACAAGTGGAGTAATATGTGTTTGTGGATTTAGTGGTGTGCCTCCTGTATCTCTAGGAGAACCAATAAATAATTCTTGATCAATAAATGCAGTTGAGTTTGCTCTAAACGTAGGAACTACTGCAACTTCACTTGAATCTGCAGAATCAATAGTATTAGTAGTAATGTTACCAGTTATGTCGCCGACAAATGTAGCAGTAACAGTACCTGTAATTGCTGATCCAGAAATAGTACCTCCGACTGCATCTATTAATAATGTAGAATCATCTGCAAATATTGAACCTGTAACATCACCTGTGTGATATCCTGTTGTGTTACCAGTTACATTACCTGTAACATTACCAGTTACATCACCAGTTAAGTCGCCTGTAACATTACCAGTTACATTACCCTGAACTGTACCAATATAGTTAGCATTAGTTCCGTCGGTACCTGGATTAAGAATAATTGTTTCGTTTGCTGATCTAACATAGCCACTTAAATCACCACTTACATTTCCTGTTAAATTACCAATTAGTGTATTATTAATACCATCAATAATTAGGGTGCTATCGTCGCCGAATACAGAACCTTTAACATCACCTGTATGGGTTCCTGTTGTGTTACCAGTTACATTACCTGTAACGTTACCAGTTACATCACCAGTTACATTACCTGTAACATCGCCAGTTAAGTTGCCATTAAATTCATTAGCACTTACGTCTACCATTACAGACGAATTATCAGCAACTACATCTGCATTTACTGCTACTGCATCTACTTGTCCGTCAACAACTAAACCAGTAAAGTAACCATTATTCCAACGTGCATTCATTGCACCGATGTTATGTGTAGAATCTGCGTTTGGAGTTAAAGAGCTTGTTATCTTTGCAGTAAAGTCTACAGTATCGGTGTTAGCATCGTCACCGATGTTAATGTTGCCTGTTGCTGTAACTGTTCCGTTAATGTTAATATTACCTGTTCCAATAATATCGTTACCATTAAGGTCTAAGTTTTGTTGTAAATCTATTGTTGAATTGATTGTGTCAGCAGTAATATAACTTCCTAATACTGCGCCTGCGCTGTCTGTAAGTTTTAAACCGCCCGCTGTTGAACCGTCACCTATGTATAGTGCGTCGGTGTCAGTTACATATATAAGTTCGCCTTCGGCGAATACTACACCACCGCCTGCGGTACGTTCAGCATCTGTGCCACGTCTGATCTGTAATGCCATTCTAGTTAACTCCTGATAACATATTTATTTGTTATTAGTATTTATCCGATTGCGCCGGAATGGCTACTTTCTTAATTTAAGGAATTTTCTAGTTCTATTAGTAATGTCTTGTTTAACTTTTAAAGTATCAAGACGAAAATCTACATTTTCAATACTATCTGAGTATTGAGCGAACAGTTCATCTAAGGATTTTTCTAAATCCTCTACTTTTTGATTATTTCTTTTAACGTCAATATCCCATATTTTACCATCGACAAACGAAACACGAATCGAATGGAGGTATTCGAGAGGAACTACATCAATTTCGATGTCCTCAAATACCTCTGGCCAATGATTAATTGCTTCCTGGGGTAATTTATTCGACTTCTTGGGCACTGGCTTTGGACCTCTTTTTCTTCGTAGGTACCAACTCCTCTGCTTGTTCGCGTAAAGACTTTGCTTCTTTAAACAAAGCGTCAGCTTGCGAACGATATTGAGCAGCCAGTTGTTCGTCTGTTATAATGCCATCGTTAGTAGAAGT